AAAAACGGGTCTATGATTGTCTGCAAAGGGACAGGTCAGCAGTTGCGTGGTATAAAGGTGGGGAACCAAAGACCCACACTTATTGTGGTAGATGACCCAGAAGATGAGATGAATACGAAAACAGCAGAGGCAATGGAGGGAAATCTAAGATGGCTGTTACAATCAGCCGTACCATCACTTGATCCGCAAAAGGGTAAGATAGCTATTATTGGTACACCACAGCATCAGCGTTGTATTGTAGAGACATTGAAGGAGATGAAGGGGTGGAAAAATATGCACTTTGCACCAGACATGGATAAAAATAAAGCATTGTGGGAGGAATGGCAGCCGATACGAAAATTGAAACAGAAGAAGGAAGAGTTGGAGTCTATTAATCGAGTGTCGGTCTTTTATCGTGAATACTTATGTCAAATAGTGGGGGATGAGGATCAATTATTTAAAGAAGAGTATTTTAAATATTATGAGGGCAATTTAGAGTTTAATGACGACAAAGAAGCTTTCCTGCGGTTTAAAGAGAAAGACGGAAAGCCGTGTGAAGATATTATTCCAGTAAACATATTTATGGGGGTAGACCCCGCATCTTCTACAAGGAAGACTGCTGATTACTCAACTGTGGTGGCAATCGCTGTAGACAATAAGAATAATAAATATATACTTCCATACTTCAGAAAACGATCCACCCCTATGAATCTGGCTGATTCTATTATCAAACAGTTTAAAAAGTACAAGCCAGTAAAAACTCGGATAGAATCTGTAGGGTATCAGGAGATGTTAAGAGAGTATTTGCGCCAACGATCCGAAGATGAAGGTTTATTCATATCTGGGCTTGAAATCAAAGAGTCACCCAGAACGTCTAAATCATCTCGTCTCGAGACACTTGAACCGCATTTTGCTCAGGGCAAAGTATATATAACACCCAATATGGATGAGTTAAAAGGAGAGTTGCTATTATACCCCAGAGGTAAGCATGATGATCTATTAGATGGGTTATTCTATGCAATTAAAGGAAATTACATCCCATATCATTCATCTGGAGACTTAAAATCCCAGCACACAGAAACAAATATGCCACAAAGCTCACATGATTGGTTGCTTGCATGAAACTTTAACGTATAAATTGCGTCTATATAAGAAGTTACGTAATTCACTTAAAGTAGGATATGGCAGAGAAAAATTTAGAATGTCAAAAAAGTGAAGAATTGCTACGAGAGTATTCTTCCGCACGAAGCAAATGGGCAAAACAAGCCATAGAAGATAATGAGTTCCGCAATGGTTCTCAGTGGACAAAAAAACAAGTTGATACGCTCCGTTCCCGTGCGCAAGAACCTCTCGTAGTGAACGTTCTTCACCCTGCAGTTGAGCAAGCCAAGGCAATGCTTACTGCTAACGCACCCCGATTTCAGTCTACAGGTCGAGAAGACTCAGATGTGAAAACGGGTCGTGTGTTTTCAGACCTAATGGCTTGGGTCTGGGATTACTCCAATGGGAACACGGAGCTTAAAACTGCAATAGATGATTATTATGTCAAGGGCATGGGATGTATGATGGTCTATTATGATCCTAATGACGACTTTGGCAAGGGCGAAATAAGGCTAAAGGCTATTGACCCGCTTAATGTATATATCGATCCCAGCTCTCAGAGTCCATATATTGATGATGCATCTCATGTTATTGTATCTAAGATTCATCCTGAGTCGCAACTTCTATCACAATATCCAGAATATGAAGAAATAATTAAACAGGCGAATGAAACTGTTATTGCGCCCAAAGATGTATCTTCAAGAGAAGGGTTAGAAGATCAGGTTATATCTCAGAATGATTTAGATTCATTTAGACTCTCCAGTAAGGATGAGAGATACTTAGAAGTTATAGAGCGATATACTAAAGTAAAGGCTCCCTTTACACGCACATACGATCCTATATCAAATACAGAACGTATCTTAACACCCGAAGAATTTCAAGAATACTCCTCTCAACCTGCATTTGTAGTTACAACCGCTAAGGGTTCTCAAATTGTGACTGCCCCAGAAGATGTGGGACAGCAAATGGCTATGTATGAAGAGTATGGCGAAGTGTTTCATCAGATGATGTCTCCCATGACAGGCGAACCATTTCTTATGGAAGGGGAGGAACATCAAGGTTCCGTTCCCGAATCTACTGTATATCTTAAACTTATTACAATTGGTGACCTGATAGAGCAGGGTGAGATTGTAGCGAATAGTATATCCATTGATCGTATTAAGCAGTTTGTATGTGTAGGCGGTCAAATGTTATTTGAAACAGTTATGCCAATATCTTATTACCCGCTTGTGCCTATGATGAATCGTCACAATCGCAATCCATATCCTATGAGCGATGTTCGATTGGTAAAAGGGCTGCAGGAATACATTAATAAATTACGGTCTTTACTTATTGCCCATGCATCTTCCTCTACGAATACAAAGTTATTGGTTCCCAGAGGTTCGATTAATAAAGCGCAATTAGAGACAGAATGGTCAAGGGCAGGTACGGGCGTATTGGAGTTTGATCCAGAATTGGGACAACCTATTTCTTTCGCACCCCTGCCGCTACCAAATGAATTATATAAAAACGAAGCAGATGCCCGAGCAGATGTAGAAAGAATCCTTGGATTGTACGCAATTATGCAAGGGGATGCATCTCAGATGCCCAACACCTATAAAGGTACAATTGCTATTGATGAGTATGGGCAACGAAGGATCAAAAGCAAGAGAGATGATATCGAAACTGGGTTAAATATGATAGCCAAGGTTGTGGTAGAGCTTATTCAAGCCACATATACATCTCAAAAAGTATTGAGATTGGTTCAACCCAATTCTAAAGCAAAGCAAATATCAATTAATATTCCTATCTACAATGAAGTAACGGGCGATTTCCTTGGAAAGTTAAATGACGTTACTGTGGGAAGATATGATGTGGTAGTTGTATCGGGTTCTACGTTGCCGTCTAATAGATGGGCAAGGTTTGAATATTATATGCAGTTATATGAAAAAGGATTGATTGATCAAGTAGAAGTTTTAAAGCAGACGGACGTTGCTGATTTAGAGGGAGTATTAGAACGATCCTCTCAAATGTCCAAAATGCAACAGCAGATAGAAGGATTAGAGGATCAGGTGAAAGACCTTGATGGTGATCTCCAAACTGCACAAAGAGAATTAGTCCATGCACGACAAAGAGTTGAGCTTGAGAAGTACAAATCCAGTCTGGATAAGTCTTCGACAAAAGCTGAAGCTACCGAACAGTTGTTCAAACAACGTGCAGGGGATGAAGTGAAGAAGCTAAGACAAGCGGTTGCCGAGCAAGAAGCCACGAACCGTGACATCATACCATTAGAGGAATAATGGAAGAACAACAAGCAAGTAATGCTGAAGCAGGAGCATTTGACAGCTCACAGATACTTATGACCGAGGCACCGCCTACGGAAGTAAGTGTAGAAGCTGTAACTGGCGAACAAGTTGTGGAAACACAATCTGTCGATGATCCTAATTCAATTACCCAAGAACAAGAGAGTCAAACCGAACAAGAGGTGTCGGTTGCTGATTCTCAACAGCCAGCCAAAGACGACCCAAATCGAATAGCATATTGGCAAAGCCAAGCTGACCTGCATAAAAATGACAATCAAAATCTTTCTCAAGAATTGAACATGTATAGAAACATGGTGAGTAAGATGATGAATGAACAACCGCAAGCTGGAACCCCTGATGAACCTCAAACACAACAGGCTCCTGTTAATCAGCCCCCTAAACCAACAAGCTATAATGAGGTCGATGCATACAATGACCCAGAAAGCGATTCATTCAAATATCGTTTAGCGAAAGAAGACTATCAAAACTCACGTGTAGACCAATTGCTTAACTCTATGCAACAGCAGGAAGCTGTAAGACAGCAAGAAGCGGTTCAGCGAGAACAAGCAATGGTGGTAAATCAAGCTTATTCCCATGTAAAAAATGGGTATGGGTGGGATGAAAACAAAGCTACAGAGTTCGTACAGTGGGCGCAAAACCCAAGCGACGTAACAATTGATATTCTTGCTAAGGTGTTTGAACTTAGAAACGCGCCCAATACTGCGACAGTACAAGCCCAAAACAAAGCCAATGAACTGAGACAAGCGGGGGAACGCTTGCAAGTACCACGGACAACAGCCGTGACAACAGGTCAAGCTGATCCTCAGCTATCAGAACAGGATATGTTTAATGCGGGGCTACTATCGCATAGCAGAGTAAGGAAATAGTAAATGTCTGCAAAGAACCTACAAGCCTCTGGTGTTCTGTATACAGATCGTAGGGACTTCTACATCGATCCTCAAATCGTAAAAGAGCTTTGGACTGATGTAGCTCCCTTCACAACTGTATTATCTAACAGAGAAACCAGACAGGTTAAAGACCCTATGTTCAAAATGTTTGAGCATAGAAACCCATGGGTAAAGCAAAAGTTTGTGAACAATGGTTACACAACTTCTTTATCCGCAAATGATACCGAATCTAACGCTATTACCGTTGATGGTATAGTAGGATTAGCATCCAGCGTTGATTCATCGTATCTTGGATTGGAATGTGAAGTTTGGAACTCAGCTGAAACCACTCGTCGTGGTGTGGTATTAATTACCTCAGCTCCTTCAAGCTCCACAATTAAAGTAAAGAACCTAACTGATGGTGCCATTGCGTTTGCCGATGACGACATTTTTAATGTAGTTGGTAACGCACGTGGTGAAGGAACCTCATCTCCAGAAGCATGGGCTGATGAACTAAGAGTTGTTTATAACTCCTCTCAGATTTTCAAGACCCCTTTGGAAATTACAGGTACTCTTCACGCTGCCGCCCTTCGAGGAGAAAGCTCGGAGTTGGCTCGGTTACGGTTACAGAAATCCCAAGAACATAAAATGCAGAAAGAACGAGCATTCTTGTTCGGTCAGTCTGCTGTTGGAACCAACTTAGACCCAGATAGTGCTGATACATTCTCTGATTCTCATCGTACCGATGCAGATGGTAAAAAAGTTCGTTCTACGATGGGACTTGTAACTGCGATTGACAAATATGGTAACTCGTCTGGTGATGATCAAAATATCTTCCCAGTTGCGTCGTCTACATATGCGTATGAAGACTTCGTGGATGATATGGAAAAAGTATTCCAGTACGTACCCGAAAGCGGCACTAAGCTTGCTTTCTGTGGTGCTGGCGCACTTTCTTATTGGTCTAAAATAGACGGTACTAATGGTATTGCAGGGAAATCAGGTTGGAGCGTACAGGTTCAACCTTCACAAAGAGACTCACTCGGTTTTAACTATCGTATGTTAGAAACACCTCACGGAATGATCAAGTTGATCCCAACTCCTGCATTACGTGGTGCTTATAACAAATACATGGTAGTTGTCTCTGATGAGAATCTGTTCCATGCACAATATCGTTCACCTTTATATCAAACATCTGTAAAGACTGATAATGCCTATGATGGTGTTAAAGATCAATACATGTCTGATGAAGGTATTGGTATTTCACTTATTGAATCTCATAAAGTATTTAAAATCACTTAATGAGCTTTCAAACGCAAGTTGAAGACATTGTCGGGGTATCCATTTCGGATACCTCGGCTCTGTCCGATTTTCTAACCGCATCTGCACGGGAAGTTGCAGATATATTACCCAAAGAAGCTTTACTGCATAATGCTACCATTGACGAGACTACCACTGATAGCTCTGGTTACAACGCTGAAAATAAACGCATTTTAGATATAGCAAGAAATGGAAGGCTATCTGTAGAAGCACCGTTTGGAATATCTACGCAATTAGAAACCAGTAGCGGTAGTATTTACGAAGCGTCTATCCGAAGTCCCTTTCATTATTATAAGGGCAAAACAATTTTTATAAAACCCGATCCGACCAGTTCGCAAAAAGGTCAAATATTTGCATTTGCATATCCAACTGTATTATACAGTGGGACAACTGGAATAGCAAGTTTCCCTGATAATGCGGAATTTGCAGTTGTCTTGGGAGCGTCAAGCAAATATTTATTTCGTATGACATCAGATGAGATAGACTCGGCTCCTGCTGTACTCTCAATTAGTGATTTAAGTATATCGGCAAGCGCACCAACCGCCCCTTCATTGCAATCCAATGCAGTAGCTTTTAGCGAAACTGCTCCCGCCTACAGTAAACCTACAATTTCATTATCTAATGCGCCATCAATATCCGATCTGTCTATTGGAGTCACAGCACCAACTGCGCCATCATTATCAAGCAGTACTGTATCTTTTAGTGAAACCGCCCCCACATACACTAAGCCTGAGATTTCATTGGCACCTGC